CATGCCGGCCCCGTAGCGGGCTGGAGGCAAATGGGCAGGGCTCGGTTGCGCCCAAGTAACCCCGTCCCAAACCCAGAAGCGCTGGAGTGGAGCCCCTCCGAAGAAGCCACCGAACAGAAAGACCTGGCCATCGAAGGCTACCATGGAGCCATAGGGTCCTATCGGTGGAGAGGCGGCCGGGGCTAGCTGTGTCCAGTCGGTGCCGTCCCAGGTCCAGGTCTGTGCTGTGCCTCCGTCCCAGAGAAGGACCTCAGAACCAAGGGTCGCGCTTAGTGGATAGAGGGTCGCCGGAGGGCTATTGTCAGGGGTCTTGAGAACCCAGTCGTCTTTATGGAGGACGACCTCTGCACCAGGATAGAACCCCGTGACGTCATCTACGGTCACATATCCCAGGCCGCTTCCATCAACGGTCAAGGCTTTGGTGACTGCCGGCGTGGAAACGAACGGCATCTTAGCTCTCCAGCTGCTCTCGGAGCCAGCCCATGTCCAGATTCGGGCAGGTCTTCTGGGTCTTCGGGGTTTCCCGGTGGCCCAGGACATTTTCCACGGGGATGCTGTACTCGGCCATCAACTCCTCTATAAAGGAGATCAGGGCCTGGAACTGGGTGTCCGTGAAGTCGTACTCGGGGTCGCTGGCGTCGGTCCCCTTGCCCACCAAGCAGATGCCCAGGGACTTGGCGTTGTAGCCCAGGCAGTGGCTGCCGACCATATCCACGGGCCTACCGGCGACCACTGTGCCGTCGCTGCCCTTCACGGGCTCGCGGCGGGCCCAGGACCTGTAGGTCGGGAACCGGTTCTGGACCACGTAGTGGTAGCCGATGTCCGCCCAGCCGTTGCCTCGGGGCTTGGGGTCCGTGTGCCAGCTACGGATGGCGTCCACGTTGCCCCAGTCAGACTCGGAACAGTGGACGATGAGGTATTTGATGTCAGAGGGTTTCATGGGAGCCTTAGAGCGGAGCGGTTTCCGCAGGCAGAGAGTATAGGATACGGACGGCACGCAAGTAGATGCCGGCGGCGGCGGGCATCTCGACCGTCACGGTCACCATGCCTTCTGTGGCGGAGGTGATGCCAGCGGGTATCTGAGTTGAAGTCCAGGTGCCCGTCGTCACCGTCCGCCAGGCCCAGGTGGCACTGACGCCGATGCTGAACTCGTTAGGATTTCCTGCATTGTTGTCGATCGCGTTTTCGGTGTAGTTGCCACCTACGCCGTAAGCATTGGAGGTCACGTACACTTGGATGGCCGCCGCACCCGTGAAGTAGGCGAGCAGCTCCACATCCGTGATAGTCGCTCCAGCTGGAATATGGACAGAGGTAGTCCAGCGGTCAGCGCCTCCGGCAGCGCTTTGGATGTAGGGGTTCCGGGCATTGGAGCCGCTAGCGTCCAGATACCCATACACCGTCGCGCCTGTGGCCACGTTGAATTGCGCGGCTGGAACATGGATGCTCTTGCTGACGGACGTGTTGTACTTGTACAGTCTGGCTGCTGGGATGCTCGCATCACCCGGGTCGGTATCGGGGATGGTCACATCGCCACGGGCGATAGTGTTGCCGTTGATGTAGGTGTCACCGTAGATGTCGACGCCACCGGTGGTGTTGCCGATTTTCGCGACACCAGTACCATCGTAGCAGATGGCCACGTTCGTGGCATCGGTCAGGCCCTGGATCTTGGCGAGCCGGGCATAGCCGGTGGTCACCTTGAGGCCAGTCTCAGTCGCTCCCGAGCCATTGAACTCGGCGGCAATCCCCGTTCCAGTTGCCGTGGCCTTGATGCCGTGGCCGTTCGTGGCCGGGCTCGTGAAGAGAGCCGTGTAGCTGTTATCGGTGGCGCCGCCCTGCGCCTGAAGACCGGCGCCGGTGCCGGCGCCAAAGGCATCGATGCCGGCTCCGTTGGTGCCGCCGCCGTAGCCCGTAACACCTGCCCCATCCGTGAGGCCACTGCCGCCAATGCCGTAAAGACCGATGCCGCCCATGCCGACGACCGGGTTGGCGTCGCCGCCCACACCGTGAAGACCATGGCCACCATAGCCGTCGCCGGTGCCACCGATGCCCTTGAAGCCGGCGCCGCCCTGGGCCGTGGTACTGACGCCACCGGTAGCCGTGAAAGCGTCATAGCCGGCCGCCACAGCAGAGGAAACCGCATCGATTAGGCAGACGTTGTTGGTCATCACGGAGACGACCTTGGGCGTGCCCGCGCTAGCCGGAGTCTGGTTCAGGGCTACCATACCCAGGCTACTGGTGGTCGCCGGAGTGAATGTGGTCCCGACGGCATAGCGCCAGTTCCTGGTGTAGATGCTGGCCCCACTACGCCAGGCGACGATTTGCCGGGCACCGGGAACACTGCCGGCCCCGAGGGTAATCATGCTAGCCTTGGCGGCGTTCAGGCCGTCCACGCCGGCATCCAGGTTCTGGCTCCGGTCCAAGTCTACGTAGATACAGTCGCCGTCATCCAAGTCCGTAAGACCTACGGTGTCACCGGTGACGTTCTCGACCTCATTGTAGTAGCCGGTGCTGTTGTCGAAAAGAAACTTCAACCCCTGCCAGTGAAGATGGGTGCCGTCCCACTCGAAATTCTCGCCGTTGCTGAAAGTGGCCCCGGTCCAAACGAGGGTCACGTTCCGGTCCGCGGTAGCACTGTACCAGTTCTCGCCACCACCCTGCTCCCAGAGCCTGGTCATGACGGCGTCCATCCAGGACTTCAGGTCCACAATAGACTTGTCGACGCCCGTGAAGGTCGAGACCAACGAGGGGTCGCTGCGATCCAGCCAGGGGAAGCTATGTCGGTCGTCGGCGCCGCTACCACCTGACCCCAGGCGGAACATCAGCTTCCGGGCGTCTGTGATGGTGTCAACGTTGTTGTCCCCGGTGGTCACCACGATGGCAACAGGCAGCAGGTACGGAAGGGCCTCGAACTCCGTGGTGCTGACGTAGATTCGGTAGGAGAGGGTCCGCGCCAGCGGCACGGTCTTCTGGGTTTCCAGCTGGCTGTCGGCGTCCAGGAAGGACACCAGGTCCGCGGTAGTGTCGTCAGCCGCCCTCCGGAGGTCGATGCTCACGTAGTTGGTCTGGCCAGCCGTGAAGCCACCGGTGATGAGGGGGTTGGTATTCGACAGCGTCTCTGCCGCCTGGTCCGCGGGAACACTGTAGATGGTACCCGCCTCAGCCGAGGTGGCGTGCATGACCACACTACCGGCCACAACCATCTGGAGGTCAGTTGCCGGGGCTCCCACGGCTCCATCAGTGATGAGGGTGAACCCCTTGACCACTATGGGGCGGTCGCCGGCCATGATGGTCCCCGCCAGGAGGTCGAAGTCCGCGGCCGCACTGGACTCCAGGGACCGGAGGTGGGCTGCATCAATTCTTTGCTGGCCAAGCCAGCTCTGTTGGCGGACAATCATTGTGGTTTTTCCTCAGGGAAGCAGGTACCTGCGCCCTATGTCGAAGATTGCTAGCGGCCCTCGTTGGTGTACGTCAGGGCCTCCACGGAAAGAGAGCCAGTAATCCGGCCCTTGGCGGGGACGTCCCATTCCTGGTTGGTAACCGCGCAGAACTGAGCCCGGAAGATGACCAGGTCCGTCTGTCGATCCACCAGGGCCAGCTCGAAGTATTTCCCGCGGTCGAGGTCCTCGTAGTAGGGGGTAATGCCTCTCCCCTCGGGACCCCCGTCCCCAATAACCCGGTACAGATTCAGGCGGCAGACCACCTGGGCCGTAGTCGGGGCCAACTCGACGGGCGTAATGACATCCAGGCCCCTGATGGCCTTCTTTGGAGTCGGCAGACTCCAGCGGAAACCGCTGACCTGCGCGTAGGGCTGGCTGTTAATGTAGAGGACGACACGGGCGCCGACACCAAGATGCGAAGCCATTAGTCTTCTCCCCGCAGCTCAGCCATCTCTGTATCCAAATCATCACCGCCGAAGACAGAGACAACATCACTGAGCCTTGGTTGGCTGTCTTCCGGCTGGCCCTCGTTCCCGAGGCCGCGATCACCCGGGTACACGACATCCAGATTTACCTGAACGCCGGCAGCAACCATGCCCCGTACCTGAGCTTGGGCGGCGACAAGGCCGCTAGCGCTGGCGGTCAGGTAGAAGCTATTGTCAGCGGTTTCCAGGGCCTCAAGACCCTGAAGTAGTGCCACCTCAGCTCCTGCGCTGATATCCGTGGTCATTCGGTGCCGGAAGTCCAGCCGGAGGGTAGTGTCGTCGATTCTCCCCAGGTACCGAATGGCTCCGCTGCTGAAGCTGGCGCCGAACCCAAGAACCAGCCAGCCCGGCTCGTCGGGAAAACTGGTAGCGTCAGCAACCGAGAGGCTTTCATACTGAAGGCCGGTAGACACCTCTTGAGCGAGGGTGGTGATGATACCGGTCACCGGGAGTCCGCCCTGGGGGTCCAGAAGATAGGGACCCTGAGCGCCAGCCTCTGCGGCCATGCTGCGGAGGACGGCAGCTTCACAGCCGGTATACCCGCTGGTGTCCGGGGTCCGATAGGTCATCGTAGTGCCGGACGCAGACTCCAGGGCCCAGACGCCGGCTAGGCCACCGGCCCCCCGGACATCGCTTCCGTGGACAACCAGGTTCTGGTCATCGACAGACCCAGAGTCTGTTCCATCGGAGCTGACAAGGAGGGCGACGCCGTCGAACACCGTCAGGCCCAGGACCTGCTCCTGGTGCTCGTTCATGGTTATCGGCGCCCTGGTCCAGGTCCGGGTGTTGACGTTGAAGTACTCGATGCTACCCTGCCCCTGTGCTCCCTGGACACCGCCGGCAACCATGACCAGGTCGTCGGTGAGCTGTACGCAGGCGTGGCCCTGTCGAGCGAATGCCATACGGCCGGCCGGACTCCAACGACCCGTACCGGGGTCATAAATCTCCGCTTCCCGGAGCCAATCGGGCGAAGAACTAGAGGTAGCGACCCGCCCGAAGCCACCAGTGACAAGAACCTTACCGTCGGCCAGCTTCAGGGCCCGGTGGTACTTTCTTGCATAGGTCATGGGGCCGGTGGTGGCCCAGCTGAGCCCATCTGCGGTCAGAATTTCTGTGGTGGCACCCGTGTAGGAGGTACTGCCTCCACAGGCCAGTACTCTGCCGTCATCCAGCTTCAGGGCCGCGAAGTTCCGACGCGCGTACACCATACTGGGGCCCACGTTCCAGGCCAAGACACCGTCGCAGGTCTCTGTGCTCTCCAGGTCAACCAGAAGGTCCGTGCCCCCGATGGCGATTACACGGCCATCATCCAGAGCCACAGCCTGGTGATCCGTCCGGGCAGTGTTCATTGCTCCTGTGGCTGTCCAGGTACCCAGCAGACGCTCGCCATCCCCGACTAGGCTAACGCTGGAGTCGACACCACCACAGACAAGAGGGTACAGGCCCTCCAGGATGGCGGCAGCGTGGCCGCTGCGCGCCGTATTGAGGCTTGACTCCAGACTCCAGAGGTAGTCGTAAGACACGGCCCCGTCAGGATACGCCACCAATTCACTGGCTGAAAAGCTATAGACGCTACCCAGGGTCGTGCGGCTGGGGGGTTCTCCGTAGTGGCCGCCAATCAACCAGATGGACCCATCATGAGAGAGAAGGGTCGAATCCAGGGCGTCATGGGGGCCACCGGCTATCGAGGCACAGATGCTGACAGGGCTGGCGTCCGTCGTGGAGACACCGTCCCCGAGATAGACCACGGGGGCGCCGGGGTCGATTTCCACGTCTTCCACCAGGACCTGGCTACCGGCATCTAGCCCGTGGGGCTCCGCGGTTTCGACGGTGACCAGGTCCCCGACTCTGGTCATCGACAAAATCTCGATGGGGTCGGTGTCGGCCAGGTAGGCTGCCGTGCCGGGCCCGCGGGTGACGGCAGTGCTGGTAGCGGGGATACTGATGTCCAGCTCTCCGGCTACGGTCTGGCTGACCA